GCATTAGCTCAGGTGGTAGAGCACTTGACTTTTAATCAAGTTGTCCGGGGTTCGAGTCCCCGATGCCTCACTACACGTAAAACCGTACAATTACCGAAAAATCGGCGATTGCACGGTTTTTTGTTTTGTGTTATTCTGCGTTATTCTGCGTTAGTTTAGTAGTTGTCAACTAGTTGTCAGAGCGGTTTTTAGATGAGTAGTTGTCAGAAAAGTTGTCAAAAATATTGAAAAAAAAGCCTTTGATATAAGGCTTTTTTAATTAAATAATATTATCAAACATGGCATCGATTTTATCAGATGATTTCTCCTGCTTTTCATCAAGAGAAGCATATATTTTTTCAATCATTTGATAACTTGAATGCCCCATAATTTCAACAGCCTTTTTACGACTTATGCCTGAATAGTAAAGCTGAGTACAAAAATTGTGGCGAAATACAAGAGCGGTAATTTTACGAGTATTCATTTTAGCAAGAATATTTTCACCGTACAATTTATTTTCAATGGAAGTTTCAATACGTTTCCATTTTTTAACGTAAGATGATTTAGTAATTAAATTACCGTTACGCATTGTAAAAAGATAAAGACCGGTTCGTGTGTCTATGTACTTTTTAAAAAAATCAAAAAAAGGTTTTGGAATATGTAAAACTCTTTTTGATGATTTAGTTTTCATATATGGATTTATGATAGGTGTATTCTTATCAAAGGTAATAGACCTTTGAAAACTAACAGTTTGACTATTGAAGTCAAAATCCGAGCACATAAGTGCCAATGCTTCACCACGGCGGCAACCGAAGGCAAGTAATACATTAACAAAAGCACGGTCTTCTACACATAAATCAGCCGATTGAATTGCTGCCATTTCAGAATCATTAAAAGGTGGTACATCATTTACAACGATTTTAGGTAACTTGACTTTAGAGCAAGGATTTTTGTAAATGAGGTCATCATCAATTGCTTCATCGAAAAGTTGACGAAGAGTATTAATGATCTTTTGGCAGGTGCTAGGATGTTCAATTAAATTGTTAATTAATCTTTGAATATCAGTCTTTGTGACCTTATCAAGTGGAATGTGCCCAATTTCCGGAATTATATGTGCATAAATAGAGTAAAAATACATATCACGAGTATTCGCATTACGGTTTATCTGTCTGGAATGGAACCAATCGTCACAATAATCCTTAAAAGGCATGGATGATGTTTTAATTAACATATTTTTTTGAGATTCGGTAAGGAGTTTGAGGCGCTTAGTTTCCAATTCCTTTTGTGTAGAACCATATAGATAGTATTTTTGTCCATTAATAGTAATTGATGTGGCGTATCGGCCATCTTTTCTTTTTTTAAATCGTGCCATAATATATCATCCTTTCTATATTTATTGCGTTTAGAAATAAAGAATGATATAATAAGGTTGGTTTTGGTAAATAGTATATCATCCTTTATTTGCATTATATGTTTTTTTGGTATTCTATTTGCAATGGGTTCGTGTTGGTAGCGCGAACCCTTTTTTATAATTTATCACTCTAAATGTGCACTTCCCTTTGATACGCCAGAGGAGATTATGATTAAATGTAAGTTACCGACATAAAATAAAAATACTGAATGCAACAAATGTGAAAATTAGTGAAACAATAATTCCACCTATTGTTTTAGACAACCTAGAACGATTAAGTTTTAAATGTTCCTGGAGTCTATGAATGTACTCTTTGTATAACATGGTAACGCAATAATCTTCATGGCAAAAATCATATTCATTGTAGGGAAGTGGATTGTTAATCAGTTGTCTATATATTTCAGGTAAATAATCATATAATTCATCATAACGATGTGAGGAACGTAAATGGTCTGTTATTACATCAGCAATAATGAATATGAAAACAGTGACAATGATAATACCAATAACTAGTGTGACGCGACAAAATGCACTAATTGAGCCTGAGCATTTTATTAAAAAATTGGGCAAGCCGGTTAAAATAAGGAAACAGAAAAACCATGGGAGTCCTCTTGTGTTATTTATAAATTTAGTTTGCGAACTTAGTTCATCGTATATGGCTTCAACACAACCAGTTAATTTTGAAAAATAATTAAGCCCTTTAAGTTGGTCATAGGTATAAGCACCATTATGATATGCAACCTTATTTGAAAGTGATTCGGGAAGCGATAATTCGGAAAGCAATTTAGGATTTTCGCATTTGCCCTGAAAATACAACAAAGCAATGAAAAAAACAAAAGTTTCACATATACCAATTAGCGCCCAAAATAACAACATAATAAATCACCTTTCTTATAGTTTAGCGTTTCTGTTTACCTTTAATTACTATATCACCTCATATGAGCAAAGACCTCAATCATATCGGCGGAAGCACAATTATCAAAATCGTGTTCTTCAATATGTTGTAATGCATGAGCATAGGCCTCCAGATGAGTTTCGTGCGAATGGTTTACATTCAATACGATAGTATAAGACATATCTGGATTCATAGTAACAAATTCTTTTATATGATTTGGCAGTTTTAAGAAAAGTACCTGCACATCGTCCCGCATTTTAATAATATCATCCCCCATTATTTTCTAAACTTATCTAACATTTTTGCAACAAATTCGATATCTTCCTTACTAATATTGCGCGAAGCATCGAACAAAACCTTGTATTCAGGATTTTTGTGAAGAAAGTCGGCAGCTTCTCTTGCGTCTTCGTCAAGGTAGTAGTTTGGTTGTTCATGTGTTTCCGGTTTATCTTCTATTAAATCTGAACGGTTGCAATTAAAGATTTTACACATTGAATCAACTTTGTCCATTCGTGGAGTTTTAATTCCATTACACCAATTATAAACGGAAGTTGTGCCAACGCCTAATCGTTTTGATAATTCTAGTTGCGTCATATTATATTTATTAAGGTAGTAACGTAATCTTTTTGAAAAGATGGCATTAAATTCTTCTACAGACATCGTGTTCACCTCCTTGAAAAAGATTATACACTAAAAGTGTCAATCTATCAACACAAAAAAATAAAATATTTCACTTTAAGTGTTGACACACACTTAAAGTGATGGTATAATTCGAGTAAATTAACAAAAAGGAGGTTATAATGTGGTAGAAAACAAACAAACAAAGTTTCAAATTTCGCTTGCCGCAGCACGAGTAAATGCAGGATTAACACAGGTGGAAGCAGCAGAAAAAGCGCATGTTAGCAATAAAACAATAAATAATTGGGAAAATGGAAAGGTATCACCATCGTTTGCTAATGTGGAACTTCTTTGTAGAATATATGGTATTTCATCAGATTATATTTTTTTGCCTACAAAGTCCACTTAAAGTGATACATAATTATAAGGACAAATAATCGAATAAATGGAAGTTAGGAGGAATGATAGATGAATTTACCAAAACCAATAATGAAAACAACGGAATTAAAAGAGTTAGGATTTCCAGATAAACTACTGCGGGATATAAGGGAAGAAAAAGGTCAAACAATTGCATCGCAGTTTAAACCAAATGGAGCAATTTATTGGGATACTGAAAAGTTAAAGAAATACATAGAAAAAAATGCTGTAAGAGCATGATGTGATGTATGGGCGCTGATTTGGTAGGAAGCTAATCCGGTTCGAGCCCGGCAGTGCCATTTCGCCCATTCGGCGGGCGAACTCAAGACAAGCGACCTTTCCGGTGATTAGGTGGTCCGTAAATGTGAAATCTGCCGGAGTAGCGGACAAGCTGTCACGTACCCAGCACCGCTACTAAGGAATGTTAGCTCAATGGTCAGAGCACCCGGCTCATAACCGGGCGGTTCAGGGTTCAAGTCCCTGACATTCCACTAATGCGCATTACAAAGATGGAGGTGAGAAAGGTGAAAAAACAAAAGAGCGTTATATGCTTCATTACAATTATCGCCCTGGTTATATGTATTATGACTGCGTGTGCGGTAAGAGATTTACATATACAGGAAACCGTATTGTTTTTGGTTTCTGCTGTATGGGTAGCATTGTTTACGGTTGCTAATTGGAAGAAATTATGGAAGTGAGGAATTTGAGTATGTTTGAAAATTTTTTACAAAAAGCGATGGAATTAAATGAAATGCCAGGAGTGGATGTGTACTTCTGTATCAATGGAGAGACACAGGTAGTGGCTTTGTCGGTAATGCAAAACAAGACCCTTGTATATCAAAACAGATTCTTTTTTCCGAGACTGGATAACAAGGTAAAGGAAGTAACGGAGCATTTGGAAAAAATGCTGGAGGTAGCAGGATGTGGAAAGAATATTACACCGACGGTGTGACGAAGCGAACGGATCCGCTTTATATTTGTTCCTGTTCTTGTGGTAAGTGTTATTGGAGCTGCACTTATCAAAAACAGTGCTCTGAATGTGGACGGGACCTAATATCATGTGAACCGGCGGCAAGTAAAAAAAGAACGGTCAAATAAATGACCGCTCAAAGTTGTACAGATACAACTAAAACACACTATTTAGTATATCATGTATGGCTTTGAAAAGCAAGAAAAACGGACAATGCAGCCGTTTTTTATAACTCGATAAGGGTATTATTTCTAGCGTAAAGGAAGATTGTTTATGCCATACATAGAAAAAGTGACAAGAGCAGGACGAACTGTTTTGTACGAGAGGAGTTACTCTTCACATATACATCCACCTGGTGCTACCCGGTCGGAAAAGATGAAGGACACCAAGGAATCACAGAAAAAAATAAATTTAAGAAAAGCCATTACGGAATTAACAATTTTAATGAATGCCAATTTCGTGCCAGGTGATTATCACATAACGCTGACTTATGAAAGAGATAAACGAGCAGAGACGGTGGAAGAGGCGAAGAGGGACAGAAAGATATTTCTTGACCGTTTGCGTCGGCGTATGAAAAAAGAAAAAGAGATATGCAAATACATAGTGGTAACGGAAGTTGGAGTTCGTGGTGCACTGCATCATCATATGGTGATGAATCAGGTGCCGGTAGAGTGGATTCGGCAAGCGTGGAAACATGGACGTATTGATATACGACCATTAGATGATACGGGGCAGTATTCGAAATTGGCAGAGTATTTTGCCAAATATACCATTCGCTTCAGAGAACTTGGAGGGAAAGGCCGAGCCTGGACAAGAAGCAAAAATCTTTTTCGGCCGGAGACAAAAAAGAAAATAGTAAAAAACAGAGGATATTTTCGGGAGGAGCCGGGTACAAGAAAAGGTTATTGGCTAGATAAGCGAACAGTGTGTTCGGGTATATCAGAACTGACCGGTTGGAACTTCCTACGATATATTCTGGTTAAGAATGATGGAAGGAGGGGGTCGCCATCATGAGAGTAGATATTTATATAACATCCCAGTTTACCGGGAGAGTAACGAGAGGACATGGAGTTTATGGAATTGTTCTTGTTACGGAAATAAATGGAAAAAAATATGCGAAAGCTCATATGGCAGGATGGAATGATATTTCATACCAAAAATTGAGTGCAAGGGCAGTAGTGGATGCCATACAGTGTATGAACACGTCCGCACAGGTAGTAATTCATTTGGACAATGCGTATGCCGAACATATGGCAAAAAAAGGAAGTGCTGATGGAAACGCATACAGTGAACTTTGGTCAACATTTTATAAAAAATCAAAAGAGATGGAACAAGTCAAAGTAGAACGGTGTTCAAAACATGAGTATACGGAGTATTTGCATCAGAGAATGAGAGAAAGACAGTATACAGTAATGGAGGACCGATAAGGAGGAATAAAGATGGCAAAGTCAATTATGCAGATGGATTGGGACACATGTTACTTGTGTGGAAGAAATCGGATAGCGGATCCATGTGGTTTGGAGGAACATCATGTTTTTGGTGGAGCAAATCGAAAGTTCTCGGAAAAGTATGGACTTAAAATTCATATTTGTGGAGAGCGTTGCCACAGAAACGGAAAGGATGCCGTTCATAAAAATAAAACGGTTGATATGGCAATCAAGGCAGCAGGGCAAAAGATATTTGAATCTGAATGTGGGTCCCATGATGATTTCATGAGGATTTTCGGAAAAAACTATATATGACACCTCTGGTTTGTTAAATATCACGGACAAGCAAGCCATGTTAAAACCTCCCGGTTATAAGCCGGGAGGATAAAGGAGAGCATGAATGAAAGAAGATATAAAAAGGGCAGTTATTGAGTTATTAAAAGATTTGATTCGATGGATAGGAGATGATTAAGTGAAGACAAATCACAAGGAACGCAAACAAAAAGAAGGAGTACTTTTTCAACGCAATTTACAGCCACAACGTATGAATTTAACGGAAGGTGATGTGGTGTATGTGTATAAGCCGGCACCTTTGGGAGAAAGAGAAGATGGACGGGAAAAAAGAGTGCCGGTCCGAATCTTAAAGTTATATAGAAATCATGCACTGTGCAAAGTGGGAAGTGTACGTGAATCATTCACGTATGCAGAAATTGCACAAGGAATGTTGGGGAAAAGTAATTAGTGGAAAGGATGAGACAATGCAGAACAGAAAAGAAATTGTAATGATAAACGTAAATAACATTTACCCGCATCCGGATAATCCGAGAAAAGATGTCGGGGATGTAACGGAACTTGCAGAATCAATCAAGAAACAGGGCGTTATGCAGAATTTGACCGTAATTCCTCTGCCAGCCTTGACAGAAGAACCGGAGGAACAGCCGGACGCTGATACAGAATCTTTGTCCAGTGATTTTCATGTAATAATCGGACATAGACGATTGGCAGCAGCCAAACTGGCAGGTATTGAAAAGGTCCCTTGCAAGATTGTTAGTAAGATATCAAAAAAAGAGCAGGTTTATATCATGCTGGAAGAAAATATACAACGTGAAGACCTGACGGTGTGGGAGCAGGCACAAGGATTCCAGATGATGCTCGATCTAGGCGAAACTGAGGATACGATTGCAGATAAAACTGGTTTTAGCAAAACGACAATTAAACATCGATTGAACATTGCTAAACTAGACCAGGACGAACTGAAAAATAAAGAGCAGGATAAGGATTTTCAACTGTCCCTGAAAGACCTCTATGAACTGGAACGTATTAAGGATGTGGAAGAACGGAATAAGATTCTCCGTGAAGCTACGGACAATCGCAATTTAGTTGCCAAAGTTCAGTCGTACATACGAGAAAAAGAGAGACAGAAGAAAACGGATGCCATAGTTAAAATGCTGAAAGAACTGGGCGTGGTTGAGGCTCCTAAACAGTATGCAAGGGAACAATACGGAAACAAGTGGGAGAAGGTAAAGAGTTCCCGAAAAAATGACGAGGTGCCGGAGAGTATCCGGTTAAAAAATAAGAAGGATGAAAAACTTTATTATTATATTAATTGGATTGAGATTGATGTCGTTAGGAAGAAAAAGGCAGTCAAGAAAAAACTGACACCGGCAGAACAGAAGGAAAAGAAACAAAAAGCAAATAAGAAATATATGAAAGATGTTCTGAAAAAGTTAGATGAACGCCGCAGGCTCTTTGTGACTGATATTGTTGAGGGGAGAATTGCCAAGATAAAGGATGAGGAAAAGGTGAAGGATGCATTGTGGAGTGCGCTTGTGTTGAATCAGTCGTGTCTTTATCCGTCACGGCTTAGCTACTTCTTTGCCGGGAAACCGCTTTATGAATGCACAGAGGAGGAAAGAAAGGAAGTATCCGAAAAGGTGGCTAAATTGAGCATACTCCATCAGATGTTAGTGCTTCTCAACGCAGCGATGGATGGAACTGAGTTGATTAAATATGACGGAACCTATAAAAAAGAGAATGGTCAGGGACTTATGGATGGCTATAAGGTACTTCGGTTGTATGGCTGGTCGTTTGAGGACGAGGAGGAAGAGAAGGTGGTTAACGGAAGTCACGAGTTTTATGAGGAGGAAAGCGGCACATGAAAGAATCATGGAAGGACATTCCCGGTTATGACGGAAAGTATCAAGCGGATACAGAGGGAAATATCCGGCGTGTGTATTCATCAGGAAAAACACGCTTGCTAAGACCATATCACAAGCATATGAGTGGAAGCCAAAGGATGATTGTTAAATTAACCAGGGATGGAAAGAGCAGAGAAGAAATTGTGATGCAGTTGATTGCGAAAACATTTCTAGGAGTTCCGCCACCGGGACATGTGGCATACCACAAAAACGGATGTCAATATGAAAACCATATACAGAATATTTCATACATAAGCAAACGTGAACTGGGTAAACGCACGGGGGCAAAGAGCCGCCGACAACCAGTTGCAAAAATAGATTGTAATGGTGAAGTGGTAGAAGTGTACTCGTCAGCGCGGGAAGCGGCAAGAAAGAATTACATGAGTTATCAAACGATTATAGACCGCTGTAATCGAAAATGTAAGAGTACATTTGCTCCAGACGGATATGCGTATGCATGGGATGATAAGGAAATCAGCATGCGATATGCATTGCGAAAGATTGAGATTGAGGATGGCTATATGCCAAAGGCACCTGATGTGGAACCGGAGTGGTAAAGCAGATGGCGACCGAATGGTCGCCATCGCTATGTAAAAATATGAGATAACTTTTCATAAAGCGTTACTATTGTAATGAAAAATTCAAGCAATTTACACACTTTTTTGAAAGAAAGGTTTTTTCCCTTTTTACCACATTTATTATGTTTTTTTCCCATGATTTTCACCTCCTTATTAAATTTATATATTTAATATGTCTGTTTGGAAGAGAAAAATCATACAGAAATTTTAATTGATAAAAGAGAAGATGATATTTGATACTGATATATCGGCAAAAGGATGAAAAAGAATAATAGATTGGAGAGATAAATAATGACAGAAACTAATAGATGGATTCCAGTCAAAGTAAGACCTTTGACTGATGAAGAAAAGGAACTATATGAAGAATATGAGTTTATGTATGATTGTAAATTGCCAGATGACGAACAACAGGTGTTGATTACAACAAAACATGGAAATGTTGAAATAACAACCTTCTGTAATGATATTGGCTGTTATTTTGAGCAGTATGAAGATGCAGATGATATTGTGGCTTGGATGTCGTTGCCAAAGCCTTATAAGGAGAGTGAGTAAGAATGAAAATAGCTTGTGATATTTGCGAAAAAGTAATAGACGCCGACAATGTGAAATCCGAAAACTGGTTAAGAGTAGAAGCCGACTACCTGAAGTTGAATTTTTGCAAAGAATGTTCGGACAAGTTTTGGAATTTGTTTGAGAAAGGAGAAAAAAGATGACTAACGCAGACAGAATCAGGAACATGTCGGATGAAGAGTTAGCAAAGTGGATTCTTAATATTTGCTGTATTGATACTGAAATTGAGGAATTAAACGAAATTATGTTGAAGCATCTTCAATCAGAAGCAGAATAGGAGAGAATAGCATGATAAAAGTAAGTTGTGATATGTGTGGAAAAGAAATTGATTACAATTCAGATGGCGTAAATGTAGATTTTAACCATTATGGTAGCGTAAAAATGAATGGCAAGCAGAAAGAGTATCAAGTGTGTAACGAATGTGCCGAAAAGATTGATTTGTATATTATAAATCATAGACTGGGGGTGATAAAATGAGCATAAAACCTATGCTGTTTAACACTGAAATGGTAAGAGCTATTCTTGATGGCATAAAGACTTGTACAAGGTGAGTTGTACGATACAAGTATAGTAATACTGAAATGAAAATTAAAAAAGATAAGTATGGTGCCAGACTGATTGAAATTCAGAAAGACGAAAATTCGGATGGAAGTACATATCAAAAATTATTACCATTCGTAGAAAAGGAGGCTCCATATCAGCCGGGAGATATTCTATATGTCCGAGAGACATTTGCGTGGTGTCCGTGCTGGTATTGCGGATTGGATACTGTTCCAGATGGATGCAAGAATCCAGTGATATATGATTTTAAGAAGAAGGAACATGGGTGCTATATGTATCGTGCATCATTCGAGGAAAATGAATATCCTCCTGATGATACATGGCACCCGTCCATCCACATGCCAAAAGAAGCTGCTCGAATTTTTCTGAAAGTTACTAATGTTAAAGCGGAGCGGTTGCAAGATATTGATATTGATGGAATACGCAACGAAGGATTACTTTCGGCAGCAGTTCATTGCGGAGATATGGAGATTGCATTAAAAGAGTGGGAGATACTTTGGAACTCAACCATCAAGAAATCCGACCTTGACCGCTACGGATGGGATGCTAACCCTTATGTGTGGGTTGTGGAATTTGAGCGGTGTGAGAAGCCGGGAAAGGAGTAATTATGAGTAAGCATAAGGCAATACCAAAAAAGAAAAGGCTTGCAGTATACGAAAAATTCAATCATAGATGCGCTTATTGCGGTTGTGAGTTGGATTATAAGGATATGCAAGTAGACCATGTAGAATCACTACATAGATATGAGACAGCGTACGCAATTGGGGAAGCGGAATTTCTCGATGAAATAGAAAACCTTATGCCGTCTTGCAGGCAATGTAACTTTTATAAGTCAACATTTAGTTTGGAAGATTTCAGAGAACGGCTACAAGTTTCCATGATGAATAACCTTAGAAAGAACTTTGGCTATAATCTGGCTTTGAAGTATGGGTTAGTAGAGGAAAAAATGAAACCAATTAGATTTTATTTTGAAGAAATGAGAGGTGATAACAATGACTAACGCAGACCGAATAAGGGCAATGACGGATGAAGAGTTGGCTATGTCTATTATGTGTCCAGCAGAGTATGATTTAGATTTTAACAAAGAGCGCAGATGCAATGGCGAGATGAACAGAAATTGCTGTAAATGCACATTAAATTGGCTCCAAGCAGAAGCGAAATAGGAGGCTAGTTAAAAATGTTGCGTTATGAGGCAGGTGGCGATGAGGATGACTATGTAAAGAAATGCATGCTTTGTGTTCATTCATATATACGTATGAATGAATCGGATACTTTGTGTTGCTCTTGCAAAACAGGATGTAATTTTAAGCCATTACTGACGCTTAAAAATCAGAAATAACTAAACACGGCACTGATTTGTATGAAAATGCATTGGTTCGAATCCAACAGTGCCATTTCGCCCATTATGGGCGAACTCAAGACAAGTGACCTTTCCGGTGATTAGGTGGTCAATAATAATGAATTTGCCGGAGTAGTGGACAAGCTGACACGTACCCAGCCCCACTACTAAGGAATGTCAGCTCATAGGTGAGTAGCCGATTTTTTCGGATAGTTAGGGGGTTCGATTCCCCTGCATTCCATTGGCAGTTATATCAATTATTTGGAGGTAAGAGTATTGGAAAAAAGTATTTTCCCAGAGGCAGAAAAAAAGATTTTACAAATGATAACAGACTTAAGTGGGTCATATACGCCCTATGTTATTTTTTCTGATTGGGTCAAAATGATGGCCATGACAATTCAAAATATATGCGATCAATATCATGGTGAACATTGGAAAAAACGAGAAAAAGCGTATTTGGAAGTTGTTGCAAAGTATACCGACCAGGAGATTAAAAAAATGAGTTACATGATGGGACTTCTTAATGTTGCGTTTGAACAAAATGGAATTAATGATTATCTTGGAGATATTTATATGCGTTCTGGAGCAGGCAGCAAAAGTACAGGGCAATTCTTTACCCCTTTTCATCTATCTGTTCTTGCGGCGCAAGTTGGGCTAAAAAACGCAGATGGTTCTCAAATAAGTATGAGGGAACCAAGTATTGGAGGAGGCGGGATGGTGTTGGCAGCGGCCAAGGTTCTGCTGGAAAAGGGAATTAATTATCAGCGATGCCTTGATGTAGTTGGTCAAGATTTAGATTGGAATGGAGTTTACATGGCATATGTTCAGCTTTCCGTGATTGGAATTAGGGCAACTTTGTACCAAGGAGATAGTTTGCAGGAAGGTGTTATTTTTCCGGAAAATACTTTATATACTCCTGCCAGAATGGGGGTATTGATATGAATGTAAATACACGAGAAGAATTATTCAACAGATTGTGCTTAATTGTTACAGATGAAGTTGCAAGAAATGAATTATATATCATATTGGACCAATACGATATTACTCGGCGTGAGACATCTATAGCCTTGTTGCAGGAAGATAGAAATAATTATCTACTTAAACAGTTTATTATTGCAAAAACGGTGAAAGGATGTTCAAAGAGAACTTTGGAACACTATACAAAAACGTTGAATACAGTACTTTTTCAAATTGGCAAAAACGCTGATGAGATTAGTACAGGTGATTTGCGATTATATATGGCAAAGAGATTGTATCAAGATAAGGTGTCAAAAACGACAACAAAAAACGAAATGAGAGTTGTAAGTAGTTTTTTTTCATATCTTCATGCCGAAGGAATAATTACTGAAAATCCAATTACACGTATTGAATCTATTAAGTTGGATAAAAAGAAGAAAAAGGCTTTTACGGATTTGGAATTGGAAAAAATGAGGTCAGCGCTTAGAAGTAATCATAAAAAAGCAATTTTTGAAACTTTGCTTTCGACTGGATGTCGTATTTCAGAACTTGTTAATATCAGGTTGGATGAGATTAATAAAACGGAAATCATCGTGCATGGGAAAGGCGGGAAAGAACGTCGTGTATATTTGAATGCGAGGGCGCAATGGGCTATTCAGCAATATTTAAATGAGAGGGAAGACGCAAATCCATATCTTTTTCCGGGAATAAATCCATCGGTATGCGGAAGAAGGAGAGGAACTTACAACTGGTATACAAATGCGGAGATTGTTGATGAAGTACGCCATACTGATATGTGTTCTGTAGAGCAGGCACTGCGGCGTATTGGTCGAGAGGTTGGTGTCAAAGCCTATCCTCATAAATTTCGAAGAACATTTGCAACCAATGCATTGAATAGAGGTATGCCGCTTACACAAGTCAGTAAATTACTTGGTCACGAATCAATTAGCACCACGGAAATTTACCTAGACCTTAACGAAAACGAGGCAAAAGAAGCGCATCAAAAGTATGTAATATAAAAGTAATCTGCATAATTGCAGTTACTGCATAAAAGAAAAATGAAAGGAGGTGCTTGCAATGAAAAAATCGAGCATGGATTTATCCAAAATCGCAAATGGCGCATTGCAGGAAAAGTTTTCTGAAGCCTTTGCAAAGGTGTTGGAAAACTTAACGGACCCAAACACTCCGTTTAAGGACAAGCGTAATATTCAGTGTCAGTTGACATTTACGCAAAACGAAACACGTGACGATGTCAAGTGTACGATATCGGTTAAAACGAAGTTGGCTCCTGTACAGCCAGTAGTTACATCATTTGGAGTGTTTAAAGATTTAGAAGATGGCACGGTATCAGCCGAGGAATATGGTTCACAGCTTCGAGGACAAACGAAGTTGCCAAATTATCCGGAAAAGAAAGTTGTGTCATTAAATTGATTTAGGAGGATAGGAAAATGGAAGGAATTAAAGAAGCAATTGAGTATGTAGTTGGTTTATCGCAGCCAAATTATGCAGAGCATGAAGGCGAAAAATGGGCGGACAAGCCAATGTATCGCATTCATCATGAACTACCAAAGGCGAACGCGTTACAAATGTGTACGCTGGACAGTTTAGTTGGATACATTAAATCAAATACGGACAAGATGGACAAACATATGTTGATTCATGTACAAAGTCCAACAAAAGTCGTTTTGATGTCCGAATTGGATGTAGACAGATGCCGCGAAAAACTGGTGGAAGTCAATGCAATGTTGCTACAGTTTACGTTCGACACATATTATCCGGCAGAATCTTTTGTCATAAATGTTATGTCAAAATTCATGGATAATGATGATAAAGAGCAGATTTTGAAGTATGCCGGGACAATTGAGACTGGAACCATCGCTAAGTATGGTGATGACGGAGTGAGTCAGAAAGCCACAATTCAGCAAACATGCACAAGCAAGGCAGAGGCAATCATTCCAAATCCGGTTCGTCTTGCACCGTATAGGACGTTTTGGGAGGTCGACCAGCCTAGTTCTGACTTTATATTTAGAGCGCGCGACGATGCGAGAGAGCCTCAGTTTGCTCTGTTTGAAGCGGACGGCGGAGCTTGGAAATTGGAAGCCATGAATTCGGTTGCAGCATACCTGAAAGATGCAATCCAAGAGTTACATATTGAGCAGGATATCACATTTACCGTAATTTCGTAACATAAAGGAGACAGCTATGAATTGCAGCACTGGGAACAAAATGTCTGATGCTGTAGCCGAGCTGAACATCACAGGTAATGTAATACCGTCTGTATGGTTTAAAACAATAGTAAACGACAAGGGCAGACCATATATGCTTGCCATAATGATACTGTCCGAAGTTGTTTATTGGTATCGTCCGGTTGAATGTCGAGACGAAAAGACCGGTGAATTTCTTGGCTACAAGACTAAATTTAGGCAAGATGTCTTACAAAAAAGTTATAAAGACCTTGCTGAATATTATCAGGTAACAAAGCGTCAAGTGACGGACGCTATTGTTATGCTGGAAAAATTGGGCGTTGTTAAGCGCGAATTTCGTACCGTTTTTCAAAATGGTGTACGTTGCAACAATGTTCTTTTTATTCACTTAAATGTTGGTAAATTGAGAGAATTGACCTATCCACATTCTGATGATAACGAGGATAAAAGCAAAAAAAGTAAAGGCAGCAGTCCGCAAGTGGCAGCTGTTGATGAGATTGATGAGGAAGTAGAACGAGAAAATTTGGGAAAAAATGTTGATAGTGTTGATAACTGTACCACCCTATCACGAAAAAACGGGATAGGCTATCACGAAATTTCGGGACACCCTCTCCCGGAAAAACGTGAGACAAATACAGAGATTACTAACAGAAGATTATTATTTAAAAATCCTATCTCATCTAATCATTTGGCAAGAGATAAGTGTATAGATTTATTTGCTGATCAGATAAGCTATGATTTGATAAGATGTGATTTTGAAAAAAATGAATCGGCACTGGCTGTGTTAGACCAATGCGTTGAGATTGCAGTGACTACTTTGATGACTAGCAAGCAGACTGTGCTAATAAGCGGTGATATGATTCCTGCAGGCATTGTCAAATCTAGACTGCTAATGCTGGATTTGATGCATATGAAGTATGTGGTGCTGTCTTTTTTGGCAAACAAAAAAACAGTAAAGAAAATACAAAGTTATTTGCTAACGTGTATGTTTAATTCGATTACATCGCTTGACGTGACGGTAGCAAATGACCTTGCACGGAATGGTTATTTTGATGAAAGGGGGAATCCCGTTTGAAAAATCCGATTAAAGAATATAAGCGCTTAAAACGTATTGTTGATTATTACGAAGACAACATGCTTGCAATGCAACGTTGTAGAAGATATGCCGAATTTGGTCTATTGCTATTGAGCAATGTACGGCCGGGAGATAGGATTTATCTCATAGGCGCACAACTGTTAATTTTTCAGAAACCACTTTGTTGCAGAGTTGAAAAGGTGGAGTTCATCGGCAATAATGACTCAAAAATACATGTCAAAGATATCCTGACTGGAAACAGGTACATGGTAAGAAACCGTCACCATAACATACTTTTTTTTGCAAACAAGCAGCAGGCACCAGAGGAACTGAAGAGGAGGCAGAGGCAATGAGAGAAAAATATTTCGTTCTTTTGGAAGGCTCTGACCGTGCGATACTTCGCACCTCCGTGTCAGCGGCAGTACAGAAAAAGAAAGTTTTAGAAAAATACAATCCTGGAAAAAAGGCGCACATTTTTGTAGTGAAGAAAAAGATTGTATAAAAAAAGAACCAGGTAAGCGATACACACAAACCCAGTTCTTCCCTCATCAAAATATATAGTAACACATCAAACTATTTTTAGCAAGAGGAGCTGGGGCAATGGCAACAAGAAAAGCAAGAGCAATGGAAACATCAAAAGGTGCTTATTTTCGAATGATAGATTTGAAAATTAAGGACGCGGAAATTACTCGCGATGAAATTCGGCGTGAGCTACGGCAATACATTAACAAACTGAAGACAAATGGAAGTGGCGAACTGAGAGGTATTGACTATTCAAGAGATAAAGTTTTGAGCAGTTCAAAAAATGTTGATTTTTGCACTGCGGTTCAAAAGATTGATGGCTTGCAGCTTAATTTGAATCGTGTACTGGATGAAATCGAAGATTTAAGAGAAAAGAGGAAAAGACTTATAAATATTTATAAGAATGATGAGGATGTAGAAGCGCAGGTGTTTTATTGTCGCGAAATACTTAAGTATTCGCAGGAACTGACGGCGACGCAGATTGGGTACTCGGTGAGGCAGGTGCAAAGGATTGAGAAAAGAATTCGAGAAGAAAATAAATTGTAGGAGTAGAAGAAAACAGGCTCCTCTTTTTTGAAGATAAACCGGCACGAAAGGCGATAAGACGGACGCTGCCAGGAACTCACTTCTTTAACCCCATTATTTTGATCACAATTGTAATCGCAAACAAGATTAAGTATATGATTTCGTATGGACTCATGCGACCACCTCCCAATTTATCAGAGGAGCCAATAAAACAATAACATATTTGGAAAATAAAAGCAACTTTGAAATTCCGAATTAGAAAGTAGGTGCAGTATATGATAAAAGTATTTTGTGATATGTGTGGTAAGAATATTGATTACAGTTCAGATGGCGTGAATGTGGATTTTAACCATTATGGAAGCGTAAAAATGAATGGTGGAGAGAAGGAATATCAGTTATGCAATGGATGTGCAGACAAGATTGATTTATATATTAAGAATTTTAATAGTGGAGACAAATTGTACACATATAATTGAATAGTGATGGCTGAAGTGGTATAATTTTTTTGATTTTATATGAAAGGACAAAAGGATATGGATGAATTAATGAAATTTCTAACATCGAAAATAGGTTATACACTAACTTTTATTTTTGGATGTTTGCTTCCTGGAAACATCATGATTTTCGTGTTGGACAGACAATTGTATTTACAAACTGATATAATAAAATTGTTTCTTCTATCGTGTGGAATTCCAGTTATGATTTTTATACCAAACTTTATTTTGGTGGGGATTGGAGCAATGATACAAGATAAAATCCATGAGCGTAAAGATAAAGAATTTGAAGATAAAGAGCTTATTATTATAATGCCAATAGCGTTTACTATTATTGAAATTTATATTCTGATTATATGTAAAATACTAATTAGCCAATTTCAAATAAAATCAGTTATATCTTTTTCTTGTGACTTACTTTTGATTATTTTTGGTTTATTAGGAGTATTGGATATTATAGTCTGGTTTATTAATTGGATTCATAAGAAATCAGTAAAATGGAAAACTAATAGGAAAGTGAGAACGGATAAAAAACAGATGTTCGATAGAAATTATAAATAGGACTAATATGAATTCTAGATAATAATATAAAATAGGATAGTATATAATATTATATAGTGAGTTGCTGTAAATATGTGCATACAGAATTGAGAATTTAGAAGGTGTGTTGGAATCTGGCACACCTTCTAAAAAAATACGCACAAAATACGCATAAAGCGCTTGACAAATGCGCACATAATGCGTATAATAAAAGTAACTTAAGAAAGGAGGATGTACATGAAACGACGTATTCTTATTAAGAAGTTGGAGAGTGCGGGATTCGTTTTCAAAGAACATGGTTCAAACCATGACACATATAAACGTGGAACGGATACAGAACAGGTTCCGAGACACAATGAGATAAACGAAATCACTGCTAAAGTAATATTAAAAAAATGGGGCTTGAAATAAAGCCCCAGATACCTATGGCAGTAGATTAAAATATAAAATGAAAGGAGTGTTCCAAATGAATCCAAAGGTGGCATATGTAACTTTAATTACACAACATGAGGGTGATTTTTTAGTATATGTACCGGATTTTGATATCTACACAGAAGGTGCAGATATTGTGGATGCAATGGAAATGGCACGAGATGCTATCGGTTTAAAAGGAATTGATTATGAGGATGATGGCAAAGAATTACCAAAAGCGTCAAATTATAAGGAGGCTATAAAAAAGGCAGAAAATTTGAAAGATATTTTTGACTATACAAAAGGAGTTATTACTTTAGTAGATGTTGACTTGGCGGAGTATAGAAGAAAAATGATGAATCGTGCCGTAAAGAAAAATTGTACTATTCCATATTGGTTATGTGCTAAAGCGGAAGCGGCAGGTGTTAATTTTTCACAATTATTACAAGAGGCATTGAAAAGTAAATTACGGTGTTAATTAAAAAATAATTTTGCATAAAAGTGGAGGAATAAACGATATTATGTTAATTCCTCCATTTTCATTTAGAAAATAATAAAGATGTTTTGAGTTTATAGTGTCAGATTCTGACACAAAATATATAAAAAGTTGAAAATAATGCTTGACATATGGTACACCCTATGATATACTATAATTGTAGGGAGGGGAAATAAGAAAGAAAGGAGGAGACCTAATGAGTAAGAGGTCAAAAAAACACTTACTTAAAAAATTGAAAATCGTTGCTTTGGTGGTAACCATTCTCCAAGGTATTACATCAATTGTAGCAACGATAATATCGGTTTTTAAGTAAGTGCTTAGGGTGGGGGAGGCAAATGCCTCTTCCCATTAATAAGTATATACTCATTAGGGCAAAAAGTCCATGTATAAAATAATTATTTTGTCACAGATGGTTTCGTTATTTACAATGGTATGTTTGATGATTTCCTTGAAGGAAATGCTTCTAATAGCTCCGATTGTATTGACGATTGTATCAATAATATTAAATATTATTGTTTGCAAAGTGAAAGGTGGTGAAAAGCGTGGCAAATGCACAGACTAAAGCCAGTAAGAAGTACCAGGATAAAGTTGGACTTGTTGCAAAAACGTATAAACTAAAAAAGACTTTAGTTGACGAATTTGCGGAAAAGTGCAAGGAGAATGGTTTAGCCACATCCAAACAGATTTCTATTATGATGCAAGCATATATTGACGACAACTAAATTTTTTGGATGATTTTGTGAAAAGCGGAAGAATTAACGAAATACCGTTAATCTCTCCGCTTTTTGCATTTAGAAAAAAAGTTAAAGATGTCGTGGAAATGTCGTGTTAAGGTGTGTTATTATGATATCGTGGATAAAAAAGAAAGCCACCGACGGAAAAGAGGTCAAGCAATTGGTCTCTTTTTTTCGTGCATAAAAGCTCTTTTGATAAGGGAAAGAAGGTGAGAACGATGAACAAAGTGCAGCCCATCCGTGATAAACAGTTGGTAAAAGATATTTACCAATATCTTTTGGAACAGAACCAGCGAGATTCAGTGATTTATGCTGTGGGAATTTATACAGGATTAAGAATATCGGATATCCTTGACTTGAGGGTGCGCGATGTTCGAGCAAAAGAAAATATTACTTTGTATGAAAGAAAAACGGGTAAAGAGAAATTCATTCCGATAAATCGTTTTCTCAAAAAAATATTGAACCAGTTTATTGAGGGACGGAGAGATTACGAGTATTTGTTTTTATCACCAAAGCCGCCAAACAATCCACTAACGCGGCAGCAAGTTTATAACATCTTGTCAAAGGCAGCAGAGCATTTTGGCATTGAGGAAAGGATTGGCACGCATACCCTACGTAAAACCTTTGGATACCATTATTATCTAAAGACGCACGATGTGGGAACGCTTATGAAATTGTTCAATCATTCGTCGGAAACAGTAACGCTTTGCTATATCGGCATAACAGACGACACATTAGCAAGCGTATATAAAGACGTTGACCTTTTGGGTTAGGTCTTTATTTTTTTGACTTTCAATTAAAAAAACGGAAACACTAGATGTCTAATCCTTACGAATTGACATATCGAGACATTGTAAAATATGGTGTTCGTTTTTTAAGAAGCAACATAAGGAAGAAAGTGTTCATCAAATCATTTGACAGAATTGTAAGATATGTCAAATAAAATGTAAAGCAAAGAGAAAGAACTGGTTCACATTCGACACGCCAAAAGCCGTGTAGGTACTGTGCGCGCCAAAGGCGCATTGCGGGTCGGATGAGCCCAAAAGAAGGCTAGTTTTTTTTACAAAAAAATTGAGATTGCCATTTCCGTTTGGAGGTGAGTTGGATGGCGTCGGATGAAAAAAAGATAAAGAGCGTTGATGATATTACCGTATCCGCCAAAGTTATTGGTGAATTTATTGGCGTTGGTGACCGTATGGTCCGCCATCTGGCTGACGAAGGAATCATCAAAAGGAAC